TATAATATCTGGTTATAGCCTCACCATATACATTAGGTTCAGTATCGCCTAGCTTTATTTTATAGTAGCCAATTTCTTGAGACACAACATCTTCAATGATCTCTTTTGTAAAGATCTTCATTGTAGCTACATCTCTTATTGATCCAAACATTCCCATATTTACCCAATATATATAAACATTGGCACCTCATTTAGTGTGCTCGATATTGATTGATTTTCAGACTGTTTACGCTCTAACTGTGATTGACGACTTAGTTGATCAAAATCACTACGAAGTCTTTCCCTTAAAGCTGTTTGTTGATCACGCCCTTTTGATATTAAGTCAGCACCATTTAATGTAACTTCTGCACCAGGCACAGGTACTTGCGTATATTTACCTCTAATCAAACCTAACAACTCTGATGCTAAGGCTAATGTATATTCATAGATCCACTGTTTACCAGGTTGATTAATCTGTGAATAAGTTATATTTGCATATGGTACATTAGATGGATTAGTAACTAACCCTTTTGATCCAGAATAAGGACTATTTCCTTGAACACTACTTAATTCACTGAATTTAGCATAGTCAATAAAAACAACTATGCCATCTTTATCAGGCCAAGGAAATATAGTTAGTTTGTTATTTGTTAATTGGAATGAATACATTGAACGTCTAACATTATTAGACATTTCAATCTCTTGTATACGGCTTATGTCCCAATAAATAGGAAATAAAACAAAGTTCAAACCTGGTGAATACGATGCCCAACCAAAGTTTTCAGTAGCACCTTGATAGTTAATACTGCCTCCAATATATGGATCATAATACTGATTGATAGCAGGTTGTGCTTCATAATATACCTTATTAACAACAATTCTATCACCAGGTTGAATTAAACTACCAGATAAAGCCCACGCTTCTAAGTCATAAGTTTGTTGACTAGAAGTTAAATACAAAGCAGATTTATACTGATTAACATAGCCACCTACTTGAATAGGTGTGCCATAATTCTCAGCAACAGTAATAGTATAGTTTAAATTAGGTAAAACAACTTCATTGTTTAATAGAGAAGCAGTAGAACTACCTTCTAGAGTCAAATAGTTGTCTTTTATTTTATGCAAATAAAGCTCTTCAGAATAAACAGAAACAGCTTCTTCAAAACAAGCATAGAATGAACCAGATTGTAGTTCTACCTCCATTATAGGATAGCCTAACTTTCTTGCACAGAAGTTAGCTACTTTAGGACCATCTGATTGGAAGGCAGGATCTAAATCATAAAAACCAAACGGTGTAGATCCTGATATTGCGCCTCCAGTTCCATTCCAAATCGGTGTAGTTGCAGTTGAAGCCATTAATCGTGAGCTTTATATATTTCAAGAATTTTTTCTACTATTGGGTCACGATGATTTGTTTTCAAAGTGACTACTGCAAAACCTGGCACTTCTTTAAAGTTAGTGCATATAAAGTTAAAACCACTCATCTTTTTATCTTTCAAATCAATTTGAGCTGTATCACCACAAACTATCATTTTACTGCCTTGACATATGCGACCTAATAACAACTCCATTTGTCTGTGAGTAATGTTTTGGCCTTCATCGACAACAACACAACAGCTAGTTAAGTTTCTTCCTCGCATAAAAGCTAAAGGTATCACTTCGATATGACCTTCAGCCAACTCTTTATCTATCTTCTCTTTGTTATACAACCTATACATGTTATCATATATAGCTGCTGTATAAGGAGCTAGCTTATCATCTTTAGAACCAGGTAAAAAACCAATCTCTTCACCTGATGTTACAGCTGGCCTTGTCAATATTACCTTCTCTACTTCTTTTCTAAATAGTAGATCTAGTGCTATTTGCGCAGCAACTAAAGACTTACCAGAACCTGCTTGACCTTTTAATACCGTTATTTTATTTGACAGTATAATTAACTTAGCGTCTTTCTGTTCTTCATTTAACTGTATTTGAAACCTAATCTCGCTTTTAGGCCTTCTCTTAGCACTTTTGTCAACCATATTCAAGTACCTTTCAAATAAATATCAAAAGACTATAAATAAAAAAAGGGCCTCAAAAAGAGGCCCCTTTTATTGTTGGTTTAACGAACTAATAATTAGATAACGTTAAGGTCACCAACCAATACTAATCCATAGTATTCAGGACGTACCATAGTCATAGCGTAACGAGTCATGATACCTTTACGTGGAGTGAAGGTGTTTGGATCGTACACTAATGGAGTCATGATCAATGGAACGTATGGAGAGTAAACAGCACCACACTCGAGGAATTGATTTCCACGGAATCCAAGAAGGATAGCGTTCTCAAGCATGTATGGGTTTTTGTAAACCTTGTAACGGCTGTTCAACTGACCGATCTTCTGTACACCGAAGGCATACTTCATAGTGTCAGCTGCACCATCAGTATCAGCAGCAAATCCTGGGATAGACTCAAGAATTGTAGCTACAGTTGGAGAAACTACCATGAAGTTAGCACCACCACGCAAAGTACGCTGATGGATGATGTTAGATACTTTCTGAAGCTTAATACCAAGGGTTTGGAACCAGCTCATTTGAGTATAATAAACACCAGCTGTGTTAGAAGTAAATGCTGTACCAGCAGCGTTGATTTGGTTACCAACTTGTGCAGACCAGTATTCAATGGTTGGAGCGTTTTGGATCAACATGTCAAGGATTTCGAGGTCGATCTCCAAAGAGATGTGCTCAGAAAGAAGACCAGTCAATTCAGCTTCAGCATCCAAAGAATGGTATGCATTCAAGTCTTGTGCAAATTCTGGAGTCCATTGTGCTTTCAACTTACGAGTTTTAGCAGAAATGGTTTGGCTCTTCATTTGTACGTTAATCTCAGGGATAACGATAGAAGTTGCAGACAAGCTGTTTGGAACAGATGGAAGACCAGAACGATCTTCGAAATCACCACGGCTATTGAAGTCAGTAGCTTTGTTGTAGTAAACAACGAATTGGTTAGTACCAGCAGCAGAACCAGAAATCTCGGAAGTAGAAGCACTAACGAAGAATTCTACGTTACCACCATTGATCTTAGTGAACTGCTGAAGAGTGTCAGTTGCAGCTGATATAGAACCAGAAGCAATAACCCAAGCACGTACACCATCAAAGTTTGGACTAACTAAAGAAGAGGTAGCGAAAGCGATCTTCTTAACGGTAGAAAGTGCAGAATCTGTACCACCTACAATAGAAGAAGAGAAGTTACTGTTGAAATCAACTTCAGCGAAAGATGCAGAAGAGATAGTTACAGTAGATGAAGCGCTAAACTGGTTCAAAGAATAACCGAAACGGCCAGCACCATAAAGAGCGCCTGCAGCTTGGTTACCAAAGTTTGCACTTGGTGTACCATAGATTGAATCACCAGCGGTGAATGGAGGCTTAGTGTTACCATATTGGAAATCCAAATAGAACACAAGACCTGCAGGGAGGTTCATCGGCTGTACAGAAACGAACTCTTTAGAAGCGATCTGTCCGAAGATTTTACGAACCAATGGAAGAGCTACACCAGCCCATTGCTCACCAGTACCTGGGGTAAAGGTAGCACCGCCGGTGTTAAGGTTACCGTTAGTTGTAGTAGATTCAACTACAAGCTGTTTAGCTTGGTTTTCGAGAATTACGGCCATGTTGTTGGCGTCGTAATCTTGCATGCCCTCGAGAAGGCCAGACTTGCTCCACTTTTTAGCAAGACGCTGAGCAACACCATGTTGATCAGAGAAAGCTGTTTGAGCGGATTCAGTCAAAAGGGATTGAACTAAATTTGCCATTTTAAATAAATGTTTTGTTTAATAATTGATTTACTTTTTGATTCCAGCAAGAGTTTGCCAACGGTTGATAAATGGATCAGCGTCCACTATTCTAGCCTTTGGAGCAACGCCAGCTGCTTGTGATGCAAAACCAATTGATTCTTTAAGCTGATTTTTCTTAGTCTCGCTAAAAGATTCTCTTAAAGTTTCATAAGTGTTCTTAACTTCGTTCACGCTTACAGCACGATCAAGAGCATTAACCACTTTTACTTTTTGAGACTCACTAAGAGACTTAGATTTGAACAACTTGTTCATGTAGAGATACTTTGCATTAAGCAAGTTAATCTCTTGAAGATCTTGACGTAAAGCCTCGATAGTTGATTTAGCTTCTTCAAGCTCTTCTTCCATCTTATCTTTTTCGTCTTCTTTCTTCTCTTCTAACTCTGGATATACTGGCTTTTGACTGCCACCGGAAAATCCTGGATCACGATGATCCGCATCTTCCATACCCTCGGCTTCGAGTTCAGCAAGAATTTCGTCGAGAGAAATTTCAGCTTCAGCTTCAGAGTCAGCATCGGCTTCGTCACCAGCAAGACCTAAGTCTTGAGAACCAGCCATTACAGATTGGAGTACTTGCTTAAGATCTCCGAGAGTGATGTCGATTACTTTAGTTTCGTCACCTACCATCTCTTCTTCCTCTTCGCCTTCTTCCTCTCCTTCTTCTTCCTCTTCTTCTTCAGCTTCATTTAAAGCCTCGTCTTTCATTTCTTTTGCTTCTTCTATGTCGTCATGCTTAACCTCTTCCATTTCGTCGTGGCCAGCTTCGTCAACATTAGAAAGCTCTTCGAGTTGAGCAAGAATTTCTTCTAACTCAGCCTCGTTGATGTCAAGATTTTCTTCCATTCCGTCTTCAGAATAGGTTTCTTCCATCTTGTCATCGTGCATTTTTTCGTCGATGTTTTCCTCCATCTCTTCAACTTCGTCAAGTTCAGCTTCAGCTTCTTCTGAAAGCTTCAAACGAATCATCTCTTGAATCTTTGGTTCAAAAGCTTCTTCGAGTGCCGCCTTAGCATTAGCTACCGCAGAAGCTCTTAAAGCTTTAGCGTCAAGGATAGCATCTTGGTAAAGATTGCTCATTTCAATAAAATTGTTTCTGGGATTGCTTATTAGATAGAAAGCAATATAAGGATTTTATTCACTAGTGTCATACTAGATAATGACACATATGCAATAAATATCTAACTTAAGAGTAAAAATATATAAACTCGTAAATATTTTTATTTACTCAAGCAACAAACTCCTGATTGCGAACAGATGATATCAGAAATAAGTTGATTAACTCTGCTTGTTGATATAGCAATAGTATGATCTACAGACTCTCTTAAACCTCCAACTGGCTTCATATATGCACCGTATGTTGATGGTGTAGATACAAAGTCCCAGCAAATAAGATCAAGATCATCTTCAACCTGTACTAAACCTTCACCGATTGGAGTAACAGAACCCATAGCTCTAGAAGATATACCAACAGTGATATTGTTTCTAAACAACTCTTTTAATATATTTCCTGATGGTGTAGGAAGTATTTCAACATCTCCATAAAGATCTTTACCTTCCCAATACAATCTAACAATGTTATGACTAACATTCTTAAGGTTAATAATAGAAGATTCAGGATGGTCTAATTCACCTAAAGCTCTATTCTCAGCAATTGGTCCAGCAATATATTTTTGTACTTGCTCAAATAAAGTTTGATACGGATAAATCCTTCTATTAGCATTAGGTTTATCAGTAGCTTGAACAAGTCCAGATACGACCATATTACCATTAGAAAGGCGCTTTGCCTCAGTTAAAGATTGCGGAAGCGGGCTAAAAGCATTATATTCTATTAAAAGTTGCTTAGACATTATTGTACTTTTTCTTTTGTGTATCTTACTCCAGCTCTCTTTAAATCAGCTTCATATCCAGGTGCTTCAGCATCTTTTGTAAAGATAACTTCTCCTCCTGCATGGAATTTTGTAGCCTCTTTTATCTTCTTTATTACTTCTTTCAATTTGCCAATCTTTTCCTTGTTACCTTTATGTTTTGCCATATATTTTTTTATGGCTTCACCAAAAGGCTTACCTTTCCATGAACTCCAAGGATTAGTATCAGCAGGCTTTTCTAAACCAGCAATATCAATGTAGTTATAATTCATTCCATCAAAATAACCAGCCATAATCCTACGCTGCTCAATCTTTAATGAATCAATCTTAATCTCTTCATTTCTGTCTACAGTAATAGCTTTATCTCCTACTTTGAACTCTACACCTTCAGGACTTATAGCTCTTTGGCCATCTTTATTCATTTTATATCCTTGGAGTAATGGTTCGTCTGAACCTGGAAGGCTTTTATCTGGAGCTGGAAATATGCCTTCTTCTTGATGGCTTTTCTCTGTAAAATGATGCACTGTATTGGCCTGATAGTCTTTTAATGAACCATCTTCCATTTCAACTGTAAAAGTACTACCGATAATTTCTGTTACTTTACCATTACCATCAGGAGTGTGTACTTCTGATCCTATATGGTATTTCCAGTGGCTGTCTTCGTTAATTTGATCTTTTTTTTTAAGAGAATTGGTAAGAGCTTTTAAAGCCTCTTCTTTAAGAGCCTTAACTTTTACCTTCTTCATCTCATTAGCCTTATCTTTATGATTGGCTTTTTTAACTTCTTGAGTTTGAAGCTTAGCGTCTTTCTTTTCTACATCTTCTGCATTAGCAAACATTTCTTTGTCAAATGCATGAGGATTCTTTTGTAATTGCTTAGCAGCTTTATTAAGGGCGAGCTTATATGAATCATTAGTAAGTTCGTCTTCTTTTGACAACATCATCTGTACACCTTTTTTCAAGAAGTATGGATTAACCCTGTCAACTGCTGGATCGGTAGTTACATTAGCATCTGCCTCATTTAAAGACATTTTTTTAGCAGCTAATTTAGGATCACTTTTTGACTTATTATCCATAAAAGAACCATCACCCCACCAAGCAACTACAGAATCTGTATCTGCTGTGGAATTAAAATTAGGTCCAGCTTTAAATACGTCTACATGCTGCAATTTTTTATTTGTAGCGGCAAGTTGTTTAGCAAACGCAATTGCAGATTTAATGTCTTTAAACTTCTTAGATTGTCTGATTCCATCTGAATAGTGAACTTCATAATTCTCAGCAATATCCGCTTCGCTAATGATACCCTTGTTCTTAAGGATCCTTACAGCGTCATCATAAGATGTAATATTGGTTACCCAAGGAAGGTTATTATCCTTGCGTGCTTCATAAAGAAACTTCTCGCGGCTTACTTCCCCAGCCTTATGTTTACGGTATAATTGAATTATCGTCATACTAATAAATATTTATCTTCCCTGTCCACGATAAGTTTTTTCTGACCTATCGTGTTTGTTAAATGATTTTTGTGCCTTACCTTTCTTTCTTTTACCAAAATTGATCTTTACTGATGTTCCACCTTTTGATACTTTTGCCATGACTACTTAAACTTTTTAATGTTTTGATTAAGTTCTGCAACCATTTCCTTTATCTTACTAAGGGCTTTTTCTGTATGGGCTTTATATTTAAGACCACCTTCACCTTCAGATAATTCTGATTTGAGGCGGCTTACATATTCAAACAAACGATTAATTTCTTGTACTTTCTTTCTAACTTCACGAACAGCTTGGTGGAATTGATCTGCTTTACCTCTGGTTTTAGTTTCGGTTTTAAACTTAGAGTAGCTTTCATTTAACTCTTCAAACAATTGCTTGTAGATAAAACCACCTTTAGATGGACGGTTAGGTACAGATGGAGCATCTTTCCAACCCCATTTATCTTTCATGTATATTTTAGCTTTACCTGCTGCTAACTTAGGCTCAACATCTTTCACTTCTTTCTTAGTCTTCTTTTTAAAAGCCTTATTGGTAGCCATTTGTTCACCAGTACCAGGAGTAAAAGTTGCACCTCCAAAGTTGGTAGCAGATGTTTCTTGACGAAGTTTCTGTGTAGCGAACTGATTATTAAACTTTTTATCCACTATTAGCCTTTTTTAAGCTCGTCGATTAAATCGAAATATTGTAGAATTCCAGTTATAACCTCATCTTTTATAGATTGATTTTCTTTTATTGGCAATACAAATTTGATAACCTCTTCAAGTTTAATCTTGATAATGGCATCATTTGTAGTATTTTTTAGTTCAGTTAGCTCTGTCTTAATTTGATCGATTTGATTGTTAAGATAAAGCTTAAGGTTCTTTGTGTCTGAGATATTAGTGATATATTCTTTTAACACATCTTTTTGCCTTTCAGACATGCCTTGATACTTGTTGTTAAACTTCTCAACCAATATTTTGTAAGCTAGAAGACGAATTTCTTTGTCCTCTTTCATGAATTCTTCTACTATAGACTTTGGAGCCTTAGTGTCTCCAGCAGGTGTTTCTGTAAGATGCTCAAGAAGATTAATCTTATTTAGAATAAGCTGCTTTGTGTCAACAGACTGTGTATTCTGGCTCTCAAATATAGTGTAGATAGAAGCAAAAGGCTTATAATTATCTACTTTGGTCTTAAAGAAGTTGTCTAAATCGTAAGTCTTTTTGATCTCTTTGATCAAATTATATTTCAACTTGGCCACCTTTTGATGGTCTAATTTATTATACTGCTCAATGATAGTTGAAATTAAAATCTCTGCTTTAGCCTCAGATAATTTAGGGCTAGCTGAAAACGTGCTATAAAGACTATACTCTTTTCCTAACTCCGTATTTGTAAAATACTTTTTCAGGATTTTAACCGCCTTTGAATCTTGATTGTTAAGTAGATCAGACGTCGTTTGTCTAACTAACAGTTCAAATAAAATACCGGTATTGCGATATTTGCTGTGTTTAATTGCCATAATTTTTTTACAAGTCGACTAATAATAAATATCAATACATTAATCTAAATCTCCTTTAATATTATCTTCACTTAAAAGATCTGACTCTTCAAATAGATTGACCTTTCTACCCTTTTTACTACTAAACATTTTATCTAGATATTGTTTGTTTTTAAGATATTCATTCATGGTAGATTCAAGAGCTAATGGATTACCTCCTTTATAGTTAGGCCTCATACTATTCTCACCAGTTTCAGCATCCTTTTTGTATGCTGCGGCTCCTAATGGATCACGTCCAAATGCTGATCCGTCGGTTGAGATAATAGAGGTTTGTGTTTTAGGGCGTCCTGGTCCAACTTGCTTCTCATCATAACCTTGTGGTACGTTTAATACAGAGTCTTCTTTACCTCCATACAAACTAGCTATCTGATGAGGAGTACCATATGCTTGGCCTGATTCTGCTGGATCATTACCCTCTTCTTGTATCTGTGCATATCTAAATTCACGCTTCTTGTCTTCTACAATCATATCTTCAAGCTCTGCATATTGATCTTCAGAGAAGTGGAATATCTTGTCATAGATGAAGTCTCTAGGTAACAAGGATCCTTCCATTGCCTGCTTAGCAAGATCAATCTTCTCTTTGAAAAGTGCTATCCTTTCTTGGTCATAGATAATAGATGGATTAGTAAGAGATAGCGTAAAGTTTGCTGCTGATTCATTCGTATATCCATGGGCATATAAATGTACTAATGCTATTTTAGTTAATTCACTTACAATAATTCTTTGAAGTCTCTCAATAGTTCTAGCAAACCTAATGTCTTCAGCAGCAAGTGTTGCTTTACCTGTTAAGTCTTTTTCATAACCCATGAAAGCTTTAGGTATCTTGAGAGCTGCAAAAAGCTTCTCACGAAAGTAAGCAACGTCTTCAATACCATTGTATTCAAGGCCTTTTGCTGTGTCTATTTTAGTAGAAGTATCATTACCTCTAATAGGGATAAAGAAGTCTTCTAGGAGGTTTTGCTGGTTATACTTAAGGTTATAATTACCTGTATTAGGATCAATCAAAGGAGTCTTCTTCATCTTCTGAATCATCCTTTGCATATAGTTATCAACTTCACCTGGAGGAATAGCTCCTACATTCACATAGAAAATCCTACGTTCAGGAGCCCTAACGATACGGTGAATCAACATCGCATCTTCAATAAGTGTATACTGCTTAAATAGTTTACGCGCTGGCTCAAGGTATGATCTACCATAAGGAAGATAGTTAACATCACCAGTTAAACGGAAATGCGCCATCTCATAGTTATCAAACCAAATACCGGTATCATTATTTTGTTGGCGGCTATAACCACTAGATGAAGCTAGTGTAGCATTAGGATCATATTTAAACCTAACCTCTTGAGGGTTTTCTGGGTTGTAGCCTTCTTCTCTGATAATGTTATAAGCTGAGAAAGGAATAACATTATAAACGCCGTAGTTTTCTGCGATCTCTAATTTGAGGTAGAAGTCTCCATACTTAGCCATATTCCTAACCCAAGACCAAAGATTAAATTCAATATTAAGTACAGAATAAAATAAGTTGTAGAGGAGTTTCTGAATATTCTCGTCAGAAGATCTAATTTGTAAAACTTCACCTTGTTCGTTTTTAAGTGTACATTCATCAGAAATAATATCAAGAGCAGAACAGCAAATAGCATCTGTGTCCATAGCATCATAGTCTGCATAGATTTGTACCCTTGCAGATTGATAGTTCTGTGATAAGTTTAAGTTAACACCATATGCTGTAGACGTAGTATATACCTTATTGAATCTATCTACTAATGAATTAGTTTGAATTACACCAGACCTTTGGATAGTATCTGTGTCGACTACTTTTAACATGTCTCCGCCTTCATTACGAATGATTACATCCGTAGAAAATAAACGTCTTAATGTAGAAAATAGATTATTCTGTCTTTGTTGTTCTGCCATATTTTTATTTTATAAAAGCCAAGTTAAATCCTGATTAACCTCTCCTTGAGGTGTGTTATAATTCATCATCCAAGGGTTTTGATTATATTGATTGTTTGCGTTATAAGCTATGCTAGTATCTTGAGTTCTAGTAAAGCCATCCAATGCTGCGTAAGTTAAGTTCTCTGCGTTCTTTCTATATCTAAGACTAGTCTCTCTTAAATACATAGCGATAGCAAAAGACATAACTAAATCATCATTATAACTTTGCATAGCTTGAGCCTTACCATTCTTCCATATAAACACTCTTAACTCTTCTAAAAGCCTGATCGACTTTATATTGGCTATCTTATTCTCAATCACATCTCTCATCTTCTCAACAGCTAAAGGCCTAGTTTTTTCAGTTGTGCTAAAACCAGGAACAAGACCATCTGCCTTATTATACTTATCTACGTATTTAGTAAAGTCCATATTTTGATCCTGCTTATAGCTATAGTGAAGGTTATTATAGCCTCTTTCAACTATTGTCTGAACTACATCCCATCCAATGTTTGCATTTTCTGGGACTAGGAGTGCGTTGTTATATTCTGCTGCTGTACTTAGTAAAGTATTGGCATAGTCTCTAGTATCAACTTGGGCTTTATACTCTGCTACTTGGGTTATAGATTCTATATCAATAACATGAAATGCAGAATAGTCACTACCATCACCACGCGCAACGTCGGCCACAACAGCATAGTATTTCATAGGATCGGGATATTCCCATATCCACAATGCTTTATCTAAACCACGCCTTTCTATTGGCTCTGAAAGCATATTAGCTTCATACCAACTAAGAATGTCGGGTTCAATAACAGTATTACCTGATGTTGCAAAGTCACAATCACACTCTTGCGCAGCGTTTCTTTTTCCTAGTGTTTTATCTTGATCATCTCTCCAAACTTGATCTCTTTCAGGATGTACTGTCCAAGGAAGAGATATAGGCAAGAATTTATTCTTCTGCTCTTGGGCCGATATATATGTTTTGTGAAACCAGTTACCAACACCATTAGGAGTAGATAGCGCCACGCAACCACCACCAGTGGCCAATGTTTGTTGGGCAGCAGTAAAGATCGTTTCGATATTATCAATAAACGCTGCCTCATCTATTACCAACAATGACACAGCTTCAGAACGACCAGCATCTGCGGCAGCAGAAACTGCTTTTACTTGTGAACCATTAGCTAGTCTAAGACTAAGTCTATTGTCTTCTGACGTTCCTATCTTTAACCAAGTCGGTAAGTTTTGATAAGCAAACCTAACTTTAGTTACCATGTTCTTGGCAGTGTCTTGCTTAGTTGCAATAACGAGAATGTTCTTATCTTTATTAAAGAGCATTAACCACAATGAGTAAGCAGATACTAGTGTAGATATACCTAACTGTCTTGACTTATTAATGATTGAGTAATCGTTCTTTTGAAATAGTCTAAGTACCTTTTCTTGAAATGGGTAAAGGTCGAACATTTGTCGACCTCTTTGAGGGTGCTGGATCATATAGTACTTCTTCATGAAGTATACTGGATCTGTTGCGCACTTTACAAACTCCTCCTTTATTCTTTCTTTTATATTCGGCTGTGTATCAGACATTTTATTTTATAATAAGACCTATTACGGCAGCTCCTAATACCACCTTTTGTATTCTATTCCACTTAAGCTTTCTATCTCTATTTTTTATATCTTGTTTTAATCCGTTAACTTGTACCTTATACAACTCTTCTTGTTGCACTTTTTTATCAATAATAGATACATAGTTAGTTTCCTTCTCTCTTAATTTAGCAATAACCTCAGCTCTATTCTTTAATGAAGAGTCCATAGTTACAATAACACTATCTTGTGTAGCAACTATTTTTTCATTCACTTCACCTTCTTTAAGATTTACTACAATAGCTTTACTTACTTCTAGTGGTAGGTGAGTTGTGTCTTCAGACTTTTTTGCATATTCACTACTATATTTAACGATAAAGAAACTGTCTACTTGAGTAGGAGTATACTTTAAAGCGTCTTTAGCATCCTTCAAATCACCTTTTAAATCACCAATCTTATCTTGAAGCTTTCCTGTTTTCTCTACCAAATATAAGTTATCTCCTTCTAAAACAGAAATAAAAGTTTCTAGTTTGAAATTATCTTCATGTAATGAATCAACTTGATACTGAAGTGAATCAATCTTAGCCTCAAATGGTTTAGTGTCAAACTTATCCGGGCTGTAGATAAACATGTACCAAACAGCTAATAGGGCTAAGAGTATAATTATGGCAATACTAATTGTCTTCTTCATCTGAGTCTAGTTTAGGGTTTTCAACTTGATCTATTTGTGTCTTTAATAACTTAAGTCTATCTGGCATATTGCCTACCTCTTTTTTATAAGAGGCAATATCTTTCAGTTTAAGATTACCATCAGGTCCTCTTTCTGTGTGTTTTGCAATGATAGCTTTTACTTTAGCTTGTAGATCAGCGTACTCTTTTTTCTTTTTGTCGATATTCCTAAAACTTGCTTCTGACGATTTTAGATCAGCTTTTGTAGGTTCAATTTCTTGGTCTTCTTCATCCTCTCTGATCCTAGAGATCAAGGTAAGATTGTTCTCGGTTAAATATTTCTCTAAGTTAAATGACATGGTCGTCTATTTACTTATAAATATTTATCAATCTATAAAATCTTCTTTAGTGGTAGACTTCCTAAAAGGTCTAGATAACTCCAACCATTTGTCATAATCATACTTTATACCGAATAAATAGTATTCGTCAGGTTTATTATGTCCTTTTGGATAAAGTATTGCAGGACCTGTTGGACAGTGGGGTTTAGTAATACCCTTGCTATCTTCGTAAATGTTAAGGATGGTTCCTTCTATAGTCTTGATAGTCCTATAGGTAGTATCTTTTTTTGCCATAAACTTAATTTGTGGTTAAATATAAGAAAAAAAGTTGAAATAAAAAAATTTATTTTGCTTTGTAGTCACACATAATGTGAGTAGGGTATAAACCGCCTTGTTTGTTTCTGATATTAACTTTAAAGTAGTACTTATCAGATTCAAATACAACGTCCACTCTTTTTCCTTTACCATCTATTCCTCCATAATATACTTGAGGTTCCGATGTTATAGTAGAAGCTATTTTATTATATTTGTCACTAATCTTAAAGAATTGGTCTTCTCCTTTTCCTGCTTGAGCATAATAATATCCAGAACCAATACCTGAGCTAACTAGATTTTGAAGCTTAGCTATATCTGCTTTTATTTGTTTAGGTATAAATTTACCTGCTTTACCTTTCTCATAGTAATTAAATACAGCACAGAAAGATTTATTGTCTATACCAAGTGTCTTAAGTAGAGCTACACCATTAGCATTTTTGATCTCTCCTTTTTTGATCTCATCAGCTGGTAAAGTCTTTGCTACTCCTGAATTGAAGAATGTTAATGTACCTCCAAACTTAGCAGATATATAATATTCTTGTCCTTCTTTTATAACTGTAATGTCTGTTAAAGTTTCAGCTACATTTTTACCGGAAAATGATACAGTAGGACCTGATGAACTAAAAGCTAAAGGTCTAGGTTTATTTGCACTACCATCTAAACGTACTGTAAAATTACCTTTTTTAAGACCCAACTCATTAGCTATTTTGCTAATTAACTGAGGATGGTTATACGATTCTATATTTTGTTTAGTAAGACCTTCTTTAGATAATTTTTCAAGATCTCCTGCTAAACTACCTTCAAAACCAAGTCCTTTAGACTTAATACCACGACCCCCTCTAGAACCTTCACCGAACTTAATGTTTAGTCCGTTCCATTTAATCTTACCAGTTTTGTTAATGTCTTGCCCTGTTACTTTTTTAATAGCGTCAAGAGCCTTTTTATCTGTTTGAAACTTTCTTGTTATATTAACAAAATTAGGTTTAGTAGGATCTAAAGAGATAGGGTCTTCAATATCTGAAACTGTTCTAAGCGCTTTATAGAGGGCTTTAATATTAGGATCAGTTATTTCCTTCTCAGATTTAGGAAACTCTGTATATGCTTCGCTTCTAAGAATGCTTTCTAATATCCTGTATTCTGCTAACTGCTCTTCACCTTCTTCTGCTCCTGTTTCTGATGGTGGTGTTGGTCCTGCTTCTTCTGCTGGTCCTTCTGAATCTCTGGTGGCTTGCTCGGCTCCTTCTGGACCTTTTGTCTTTAAAGGATTACCATTCCTCAACAACCTTGAAATAGCAACCATGCACCTTTCTTTTTCTCCTATTGACATTAAGTAATACTTCTTACCTTGCACTGTAGCTTCATAAGCTTTTCCCATAAACTGTAAGAAAAAGTATTCACCGTTGTGAAGTACAATCTTAAATGTAGTTGGTTTAGGAGCTACTACATATATACCTGTGATGTACTCTTCAAATGAAGGAGTCATAAGATACTCAAGAGTGTTCTTAAGCCCTGCATATTTTCTCAATATAAACTGCATAGGATCGTCCTCGAACGTAGATTGTTCAGGCTCCATCCTATCTAACTCTTGTAAGAGTATAGTCTTTAATATGTCATGATTACTCACTGGCATTATTTATTTTGCTTTTTTAGCTTGACCTTTCCAGAATGCAGCACCGGCTACAGCTTCAGGATTATCCGCTCCTGACTTCTTAGCAGCCTTAACGATCTTTTCAAACCCTTTACCTTTCTTTCCCATGTCTTTACCAGACTTGGCTTTCTTTACGATAGCTGATTTTTGCTTCTTAGAAAGACCTGCTGATGGTTTCTTTTTAGCCTCAAGAAGATCTTCCATCATAGACTGAAGAGTCATATCTAAGTCTTCTGCATCACCTGCTGGCACTTCAACTGTTCCATCTGGAAGTTCATCCATATCTTGTTCTCCTCCATTATATTCATGGTAATTATCTGCAGCTTGGCTAATGTAATTAGCAGCATTAGTAATGTGATCTTGGATCCAAGCTGGAATATCTTTCTCTTGATCTCCCATTTTAGCCTTGAGCTCCATAGCAGCTTGTATAATAGATTCTAAACTATTGTTTGCCATAGAAACCTCATGATCTTCGCCTTCTTCCATATCTACAATAGGACCAAGACCTGGAATAGATGGTTTTCCTGAATAGTCAGTTGGAGGATTAGTCGTATTAACTTCTTTCTTCATACCTTTCTTAGCACGAAGTGCCTTGAAGTCAGCCGCCGTAATTTTATCTTTAGGTTCAGCTGCTTGAGCGATTTTCTCTTGGTTTCCAGGAAGGTCTTTTTCGTTTAACTCTTTCATCAAAAGAGCTTTGAAGAATGAAATGTTGTTCATTTTATTTTTTCTTTTTAGATTTACTTGCCCTTTTCCATAACGCTTTATCTACTTTTCTTGCTCCACCTTTACCTGTTACAAATGAATTAACTCTGCCCATTGCCCATTGGTGCTGACCAACTCCAGGACGGTGGCCTGTTTTCCAAGCTGCCAAACCTTTAGCATAAACACTTTTGAGTATAGACTTAGATATGCCAGTAGACTTTGCCTTGTTTGCTAAGGCTTTTTCTACTTCAGCATCATACTCAAGAATAAGTATCTGCTTTAATATATCTAATTTATTTATCATTTCTTTTTCTTTTTATCTAGTTTCTTTTTAACTATCTCACGAGTTCTATCCATCTTCCTTGCATAAGCAGGATCATCTTTACGATTAAAGTTAGCTTGTTGGTTCAATGAGCCTGTTATCTTACTCATATTACCTTTTCTTGTTCTAATCAACCACTTTGCCAACTTCTCTGCAGGCAATTCTTTAAACTTACCTTTGGCATCTGGTGCACTAGAATGGTGAAACTTCAACCTCTCTTCGTATAACTGCTGTAATAACTCGTGTAGCTTCATTACTTTTCTTTTTTGCCGAACCTTTTTTCGTATGCTGATGTTGCTGCGCTCTTCTTAGTCTTATACTTCTTAGTCTTAGCCTTATCAGAATAATCTGCATCCCACTTTTCATAAGCAGAAGGATCATCAGACTTTAACTTCTTTACTCTATCAATTTCTTTCTTCATTGCTGCCGCATCTTTAGTAAGATACGCAGGATTAACTTTACCTTTCTTTTTTGCTTCACTTACTCTAACACAGTTAGGAACCATTCTGTTCCCTTTCTTTTTCATGCCTTTTTGTTGATATCCATCCCAGCAAGCTTCTTCAAGAGGCCTTAAATCTAACCCTTTTTCGATGTCAATTACATCTTCATAATCAAGATGAAGTAAGTCGTCTTCTAATTTAGCTTGATCTGTATGACCCATTCCAGAAACAAATTGTGCTATTTTCTTTTTTGTAAAATCGTCAGCATCTAAAAAAGCCTTTAATATTGTTTGATAATGGATGTCTCTACTCGACATCTCAGACACTACTTCACTCAATATGTTTTTAAGCTTGATCATTTGTTCCTGATTATTAATTCACCTAATACTTCTAACCTACCAACTTCTCTCTGAAACTCTGTTTGAGTCATATCAAGAGATATGCTCTTGTATGTTTTATCGTATTCTTTTTTAGCCTCTTCTATATTAAAGTCACCTTGTTTAGCTTTCTTATAATAAGGCATCTTAACTATAAAGTGATTATAAGTAAGCATAGAAAGGCCACCCTTTTCTTTTGCATTGTTTGCAATCTTCTCTGCACCCTTCATTCTGGTTTCTGCAAACTCTATGAAAGACTCTTTGATCTCCTTTAAAATGTCTAGAAGCTTTGTCATATGAATATAAATATCTTAGTTTCCACTTTGATTTATATCATAATAATAAGAGTCAGAATCCTCAGATACCCACCTGTCTGAAACAGATTCTACATTTAATAGTTCTGTGTCTACTTTAATCATTTTAGGGTCTACTGGGAAGTCTTTAGTTATCCAATTAGAATCTTTCCAGTATATTCTATTATTAGGCATGCAAAGTAAATAGCCATCATCAGATACTAAAATATGACCACATTTGTAGTCCGAGGGTTCATTTGAATATGTATTATTCTGCCAATCTATTGTCATTAAATATGTTGCCCAGACAGTAGTTTTATCTCTAAGTATAACTTTACATCTCTCGTCTCTCAAAAAGTCGTACTTAATAACAGCAGCATCTGATCCAAAACAATCCCAAAGCTGTTTAAAATAGTAAGGTATATCTTTTGTTGGAGGTGTTATGTATATTTCAGACAGAGGAACTCTAGATCTAAGCATTCCATAATCTGTCATTACATGAAAGGTTAGTATCTTAGAATCTACTGACTGTACTCCGAAAGCATAACAATTATGAAATGTATTATTATCTTTAGGATTTTTAGTAAAGTAAGATTGCTTTACAAGGCATTTAAATCCTTCTATATTATAATTTAGCATATTATATTTACCACTTTCTACAAGACCAATATCTGGCTTTCCATCTTGGTCCTGGATTAGTGTCGCAATGGTGCCTAGCTCTAAAACTCTTCCTACGAGCAGGAATGTTCTTTTTTATCTTCATATTAGGGTCACCAAAGTTAACCTTAACAACGTTTCCCTTGTCATTCTTTACGTAAACCTTGAACTTCTTAACATCACCTCTCATAGGTTTACCTAGAGGTACTTTACGACCTTTATATTCTGCTTCTTGTAAAGAGTTAGCATGCTCTTTTATATATTGGGCCAAACATTGAGGGCAGAATTCTCCTTCATTTAACTCTTCTAAACCAGCCTTAGCTAGTTTGTCATAGTATTTAGGATCCTCTTTAATATGATCCATAGCTATCTTTAAAGCCAATTTAGGATCATCAGTATGTTCCATCTCGACTTCTATGCCTTTCTTTATTTGTTTAAGTAAGGCCTTATCCATTATTGTAAGAATTTAAGCTTATACTTAGTAGACTCTATAAGTTTAACTACGTTGTCAATCTCATTCTGGATATACGAATCTTGTGGAACTTTGGTCCTAATTGCCTCTACAAATTTAGAAAGTCCTTCAAAATACATAAGAGCATTACTGTCTTCTTTTATAGTGCCTTCCATTCTGTATCCTCTTAAGATACCATAGCGTCCTTGATAAGACTCAACTAGACCGTCAACCAAATCTATAATCTCTTCATAATACTCTTGCAAAGCTTTATGAGCAGCAAAAGATCCTTGACCTTCTGTTTGAAGGTGGTAGATATGAGCCTGATTACGGCTTTGCATCAATGTACCAATGAATAAAGCGTATGGGTCCATTATTTTTCTTTTTTGTCTTCTTTCTTATCTTCTACTTTCTCAACGTTCTTTTTGCTTTTCTCTATCTTTTCCATCTTAGACATAAGATCATCAATCTGAGCAGCGATCTTAGCAATATGTTCTTTATGTTTAGAAGCACTTTTAGGATCTTCTTTAGCCATATCAATATGCTCTTTACGCTTCTTCTCAAGTTGGTCGATAGCTTTTTTTAACTTATCGCCTACTTTTCCTTTCTTCTCTTCAAGTTGGAAAGCTTCATCCATGCAAGATTTATATGCTTCAGCAGCAATTTGTTGTGCATCTTCTGCGGTTGCATACACCGAATGCACATCTTCCATACCGATGTTCAAAGGTTGAATTCCTTCTAGTGGATTAAATTCCATTACAAGATCAGCCTCTTTCATATCAGCATGAGGCTTACGAACCACATACATAGAGGCTATTTCTTTCTTTACTTTCTTAGGAAGGCCTTTATGCTTAGTTGCAGCAAATGCTGTTACATCTTTAGGATCCATTGATTTAGCCATAGATTGAGCTGATTTTGAAGCTTCACCTGGCTTAACTGTACCTTTTTGAAGAGCGTGAACAAGCCCCATCAATTTTTGCTGCTGTTTAGATTTTGCTAACATATACTCTAACGATTTATTAATAAATATCAAACTTTTTCCATTCCTCGATTCTGTCTTTTAGCTCTTTATAAATGACAGTCTTATCTCCACCAGACCAGTTTTCTATATCACCTTGTTCAGAAACATAAGTATCCTTTTCTTCAAGCCAGGATTCAAGAGCTCTTTCAAAGTCTTCTAGGCTGGCATTCTTGTTAGAGTTTAGAATATTTTTCTGGTATTCATCAAACTTACCTTCGATTTTAAGTTTAGCCTCCATATCAACAACACAGTCTAAACACATTTTATGTATAGAATACATCTTCTTATTGAGCTCATCAGACTTCATAGGCTTTTTGCAACATGGACAAGTAAGTGGAAGACTAATCAAATGTTTAAACTTGTCTAGCTTTGTAATAGATTGTTTGATACCGTTTTTAATGGTCCATTTCTTTCCGTCTTCTTCCCAAGTATCTCCTTCTTTATGTTCTTGATTTTGTTTTTCGTATCCTGCTTGGATTTGAGTTCTATCACCAGTTTTACCAGTGATAATGTTTCTCATCCTTTGAACATCATTTTTCTTGAACTCTTTCTTTAACGTAGACTGTTTTGGTACCATAACTACTTTATTCTAAATTTACTTAATATATCTTTAGTTTTATCTATATCTTTATGCATGATTGCAATACCGCCTAATGCTTTCCAAGGAGCTAAGTTTGGCCAATAGTCGTCTATTAACATAGAGTTTTTTGGATCTGCTGTCATCATGGAATGCTTATCTCCTGTCTGAGCAAATAATATCTTCTTAGGCTGAGGATTTAGATTGTTCTTTATCCACTCCTGCTTTCCTTCTTTAGCGTATTTAAATTTACTAGGGCTAGTTAATATGTACGGCTTATATTTACCTATGATAGACCATAGTTCTTGGCCACCAGGCATCCATTTCATTTTGCTCCAAAATTCAATACCGGCTTCATTTACGGCGTCTTCAAATGCCTTTGCTCCTTTTTCTCCATAATATTCTCTAGGCATAACACCATAAAAGTGCTCAAACCTTTCATCAAAGTCACATAATACTCCGTCCATATCACAATAGATTTGTAGGCCTCTATTGTTGTCTACTTCGTAAATCTGTTTAAGAGTAGGAAGTAGATGCTCATAGATCATATCATTGTTTTTACCAAAGTCTCGCATCATGATACCAGCTAGAGAATTAGCCTGATTTTCTATATGTGAACCAGTCTTACCAGAATCTGGTTTTATCATATTGAGCTCTCTCTGTCTATGATGAACTAGCTCGTGACCTAATGTTCTAAGTATATCAGCCAAATTACGATTACCTATGTATACTTCTAGATTACCAGATTCTGGGTTGTACTCTCCGAAGCTTCTTCTATCTACAGCCCAATCACGGTCGTTTGTAAACCCTATTTGTGGTAGTTTATTTATATCTAGTTTTAATTTACAAAACTGTATAAACTCTTCTATTATATTATTTCTTTGTTTGAGTGTCATTTTAATATTTTCAATAGTCTACCAAATATATCTTTTGCCGCTCCTTTATTGTAAGCAGAATCAGGTATAAATTTAGCAAACTCCTCAAAGTTACCTGTTTTAATAGCTGCTCTCATTTGAGTGGCACTAATTCTACCAAACTGATTTGGTATTACTTCTTTTCTAACTCTGTTAGGGAACCTTTTTTGTATTGAATCAAAGTATCCTATGCCTTCAACTTCTTCAGCTCCGCCTGCAACGTAGATTGGGTCAACATCTGGGTTATCTGCCATAAAAGTAAAAATGTCTTTTATAGGAGTTGATTCTTTAGATATACTAACTGATATTTTAGGATTAGGCTCTGCTTTAAGATACTCTTGCCATATGTAAAGAGAGTCTTCAGGAGTGATACCATATTTAGTTACATTAGATATAATAACATAAACCTTATTGATATAAGGCTTGGATGCTAAATACTTTGCTGCTTCAAAATGGCCTTTGTGAGGTGGCTTAAACTTACCAGGATAAAAACAAGGACCAACATCTGAAGACGCTTCTTTTAATAAGTCTTCTACTACTTGCCTACCTATTTTTTTTGCGTCTATCATGATTTAATAAATGATTTTGCTTTGCTAATAACACTAGAAATGTCTTGTGATTTTAGTTGCGAAACCTGCTTCTCTATATCTCCAAACTGATCAGATAATATATCGATTTGCTTATCTACTAAAGCTTTAGACTTGGCTATCTCTTCAGGAGTCTTTTGCTTGGTAGGATCCTTTTTAAAAGTGGACTTAAACTGTCCTGATGATAAAAGCTGCTCAAAGAACTCTTTTAACTTTCCAGACTTATAGGCATTTTCAAATTCACCTACCATCTTTATTTCTTCATCAGAACCGCCCGTTTGTACCAAATAGAATTGATCTCCAAACATTTTCTTATATGTCTCAATATTCTTGTATACATTGTTCCAACTAGAAAGAACTCCTACTGTTGGCACCTTTCTCTCTCTTTTAAAGTTGCGAAGGAAGCTAACAATAGGATTAGTATATACCATGACCATCATTACATCATAGCCATTATTTTTGATACCAGATATCCTGTCAACATTAGTTGCGGTAGTATCGTACAAGAAGTTATCTCCTGATTTTATGGCATTAGGAAGGTCTTGCTTATCAATCTGGACAGATGCCTTTGCCAGATTATTATACATAGGACTATCTTTGTCCTCTACATATTTATCTGCATTAAGTTCTACCCAGTCATATTTTTGTAGGTCTGGTTTGATCTGTCTAACAAAAGTAGATTTGCCGGCACCGGCACCTCCGGCCATTATAATAGCCTTTTTGCCGGATTTGGCTTCCAATAATAAGTCTAGTAGCTTTATCATACTACTAATAAATATTAATTACCAAGTTTAACAGTATTAGGAAGAGTAAGCAGTTCTATATCAGTTTCCGGATGCATGATCTTGTATGTCTCGTATGTGTGTATAAACATATCAAAGTACTCGTCTACGGTTTTCTTGCCTTCAATTATTTCCCAACCGGCTCCTTGCATTTTTTTGCCACTCTTGTCCGGTCCTCGTTTTGTAGATTTAAGCCATATGATACCGTTATGATCCACTTTTTGGAGGTATTTTTCTTCATAGGCTTTAGTATAGGCTGACATTTGTAAGTAGTAGCTTTCATGAACTGAGTTTGATGTTTTTATATCTAATAGCCACTTCTCTCCATTTATATCAACTAAAAGGTCTAAGGTTCCAGAGTACTTATGAGTATCAGAATACATAAACTCTTCCGATAAAAGAAGCGTAGGTTTATAAGTGGTCCAAAAATCTGTAAAGCCAAGAATCATCTTCCATACGTGAGTATGATAGTTTACCTTGCCATCTGATTCAATCCATCTGATCTCTTCGCCTCGTAAGAATTTTTCAATTGCTGTATGGACTTGAGTTCCCTCATCACCAGCGCGGCGCATAACAATATCAGCATTGTGCCCCATATCTTTAAGCCAAGTTTCAAAGAAGTATCCTTTAGGGAAATAGCTAAGGATAGTAGTGACTGACGGGTAAAAAACCCCTGGAGATCTTTGATAGAATCTTGAATCATGTAATGTGATTTGTCTTAGTTCAGGATCTGTTTCTACAATTCTTTTTAAGAACTTATCTCTATGGATGTTCTTATTTTGCTCGATCATATTAGTTGTATTTTTTTGAGAAGTAGATCACTAAATGATAGTGGCTTCGCATGATGTAGTAACTTAGTCATGTTTTCAAAACCAAGTTCAGAAGGATCTTTCCCTTCTAGTTCAATTAAATATACTTCCTTCCCATGATTAAGAAGGTTTTGTGAATAATCTAATGCTTCTTTCAAAGCATCTTTGTCTAATGCCAAATATATAGTTTTTACTTCAGATTCTACTAATTTTAACATGAGTGACTTAGGAATAGTCTTACCAAATAAAGGTACAGCATTTCTACGAATAGCGATTGCATCAAATATGCCTTCACATAATATTATAGGAACAGACCAATTAACAAAGTACTCTAGACCAATAAGTTCTGTTTTATTGCAACTAGGTGCATCGTACTTACGAGATGGATCTGGTTCAAATGATCTAGCTATAAAATAGTTGACATTACCGTCTTTATCATATGATGGAACTATAATTCTGTTTCTATACCTTCCTGCTTTACAATAACCTATATTGTATTTCTGTATCTCTTGAATAGATATGTTTCTTTTTTTTAAATATGCAAGAGCATGTCTACATTCAAGTGATTTGTCTGGATTAAATAAAGAAATAAACTCTTCTGGTAGTGTTACTTTATTTGGTTTAACGGAATCAATCTTAGTATTATCTCCTTGAAAGTAATTCTTCATCTCAAGTATCTTCTCTGTAGGAGCGTCTACTTTCTTTAAGAGTGATACCGGTGTTTTACCTTTAGTGGCAGGATGACAGGTCCAACAATTATATTGGCCAGACTTTATATTAACTATGAGTTTAGGATTATGGTGCTTACATACTGGACAATAAAAGGCGTAGTCCATAGTTGTTTTAGAACCTTTGCCTTTTCCAAGTACTGTTTCCAATAAACCTAAAACGAGCATTTCTTTATCCATTATACTAATATAAGATAAAAAAATGACATAAAAAAATATTTATTAAAAAAGATTTTTCTGTTTCAATAATTTGTTGTATATTAGTTTTATACTAATGCCGTATACTCAGGCTCTATGCCATAGCTTGGTTAAATTCCATGAGTGAGTTTTAGAATGAGTAAACAACGCGGCTACCAGGAGCTAAGACTAAGTACAATGCTTCAGGTATACAAACATAGTTGACAGATAAATTTTAGAATAATATCGGCCATATCCGACGGTTTAGTCCGCTAAAGGGTTTTAAATATAAACTGTTAATGATCAACAAAGTCAATTCCACTCTAAATAAAGGCTAAATACCTTTAAACTAGCCTATTGTATGAATCTAGAAGATATTAAAATAGATGATAGCAAAATAACGGAAGAGCAATTAGAAGCTTTATATATATACTTATCAATGTCATATGATACTATGGATGAAGAAGAAAAAAAAGCTTGGTATTATATTATGAAAAAAATAGATAAAGAATTTTATGAACAAGATTAAATTGTTATTACTAGAAGGTTGTAGCCGTTGTGACAAATTAAAAAAAGAGTTAGGTAAGAATTATATTCATTACGACTACGAACTTTGTAAACCTCATAATGTAATTTGCGACTCTATAGAAGACCTAATAGGATGCTCTAATTATCCTATAGTATTAAAAATGATAAATAAAACAGTAATAGAAGAGATAGTATATCTTACAAATAATTACGATCATGTAGATAAATCTATAAGTTTAAACAGTAAAGTAAAAGGAAAAGCATTCTACTCTATAGATAAATTGATAGAGTACGTAATAAAGTTGTAAATTAGCATTATGAAATATAAACAATTAATACTAAGAAAGATATTTGAACTAAATAACTTCCTTAATGGTCAAGATGCTCTATTATCAACTGGTAGATCTGTTGATGAACTAAGAGTTCACATGGAAAGAATTAGAGCTAAACTGCAAGAGATAGAAGTTCTTGTTAATAGTGAATCTGAACAATAAAATAATAATAAGTTATGAAAGAGTTATCTGCTGAACAGATTCAACAGAATCTAAATAGGTTCTATGAACTGATTAATAAGTATATTACTGGGGATAGAAAAGACAAGCTACTTGACTTTTATAAGTCATTAGAAGAAGTTTTGGCTTTAGCTCCTGCCTCTACTAAGTTAGATCATCATAATTGTTTTCCTGGAGGTTATGTTGATCATGTAGTAAGAGTTATTGAAGCTAGTCTAGTGTTTGAAAAGGTTTGGGATAAGTTTGGCCAGAAAAAGAACTATACAACTGAAGAGTTAGTTTTCTCAGCGATTAATCATGATCTTGGTAAGTTAGGAACTAAAGACCAGCCATTTTATATACCAAATGATTCACAGTGGCATATTGAAAAACAAGGTGCTATATATAAGTACAATTCCAATATTACTCATATGAGAATATCAGATCGCAGTCTATTTTATCTTCAGCAGCAAGGAATAGAGGTTACAGAAAATGAATATCTAGCTATTAAGCTTCACGATGGATTATATGAAGAAGGAAATAAACCATACTTCATGACATATAATAAAGATACAGAACTAAAATCAAACATAGTTTATATTTTACATCAAGCTGATTTAATGGCTAGTAAAGTTGAATAATAAAAAATTACAATATGTTAACAACAATTATCGCAATATCTTTATGGATTGCAACTGTAGTAGGTTGGATTATTTTCAATCTATATACAAAAAATAGGAAATTAGAAAAAATGGTAGTTAATCAACAATTATTTATTGATGGCGTAAAAGGATGCATGAAAGAAATTAACGAATGCGCAAATCAAATTGATTCTAAATTGTGGGTTCAATCAGATCCAGAATTCTTAAGTCTAATGGAAAATGTTAAACAAATGCAAGGTTCCATCAATAACTTTATAGAACAGTAAAATGGTAGATATTTTAGAAAAAGATGAAGAAGTTCTACTTACTAAGAAAGGAGAACCAAGAAAACGTAAACCAAAGACAAAGAATAACTATTTTACTATAGAAACAGAAGAGGCTATTTTAGAGTATAGGAATACGCCTAATCAAGCCAAAAGAAATAAAATCTATAATGAAAGTATTCACTACGGCTTTTATAAGCTAGTAGAGAACATTATTCATACGTTTAAATTCTACTATACAGAAGTTGAAAATATAGAGGATCTAAAGTATGAAGTAATTTCATTTCTATTACAAAAGATAGATCTATATGATCAATCTAAAGGTAAAGCCTTTTCTTATTTTGGTACAATTGCCAAAAGGTATTTGATCATATATAATCAAAAGAATTACAAGAAGCTTGTAGCTAAAACAGAAATTGGTGAACAACAGGATGACAACTCGCTTGTAAATAGTATCATAGTTAAAGAACCAGAGCCAGAGCTAGATAAGCTAGATATAGTCGAGCTTTTTATCAAATATGTAGATGACAATCTGTTTGAATTATTTGACAAACCTGAGGATATAAAGGTTGCTGATGCCATTCTGGAGATATTTAAGAAGAGGGAAAATATAGACATTTTCAATAAGAAGGCTGTCTTTATATATGTTAAAGAGATGACTGATACACAATCTAACACTATCACTAAAGTGATCAAAAAGCTAAAAACTATCTATAAAACCATCCTTGACAACTATTTAGAAAATAGTGACTATTAATATTTATTCTAAAAAGTCATGGAACTTGATAAGGAAATATTCAAAGGAAAGACCGTTTCAGATCTAGTTGAAGAGGTTTATAATAAGCATAAGAATCAAGACTCGTCTATAAAACAAGAGATCATGAGGCTTGCTGATATGATCGAAACACCTGGAGACGCTATTGTTATTGTGCCTCTTTTAAAGGGGTTTATGGATTCTAGCCTTAAGAATGATGAGGTATTGATGAAACTTCTTGCCCTGTTTCAAAAGGCAGCTGCTGAATCTAAAAAAAGTGACAATGAGGATTCTGGTGTCCTTACAGAAAAGGATATTGAGCAGTTGTTTTCTGAAGTAAGCAATATTAAAATAAAAGATCCTAAACAACTACCTCAAGCATAATGGCTAATGGATATATTTTTGGACCAAATTTTGATGCAAATGCCGGTCAAACTGGAGGGCAATACTTCCAGATTGGCAGGGTTAAGTCTATTATATTAGGTCCCTATAAAGGTAATACTAAAGAGGTAGATCCAGATTATGGAAGTCCAGTAGACATAGGAAAGATAAAATACGAGATACTGTATTCTACTTTAGGCACATCTAAGTCTCAAGAAGTGTCTGAACCTGCTTGGCCTATCTTCAATTTTATAAGGCAATACCCTATAGTTAATGAAATAGTTCTTATTATAGCAGGACCATCAGAGAAGCTAAATGATAGGGCTTCTAACCAGCAGTTCTTCTACTTTCCTCCATACAGTTTATGGAATAGGTCTAATCATGGAGCCTTCCCAAATATGGGAGAGTATTCAGACTTTCTTAAACAGTATAATAATATACAAGGATATTCTGGTAATGCCGTTACTGATGCATCTTTACCTTTAGGTTATACTTTTCAAGAGAATCAGCAGGTAAGAAACCTGCAACCTTTTGAAGGTGATACTATAATTCAAGGACGTTTTGGTCAATCTGTAAGATTTGGATCAACAGTTCCAGTTATGAAGCAAGATAATACTTGGTCAAACTCTGGTAAAAATGGAGATCCTATTACTATCATAATAAATAGTCAGGCAGAGGCAAATAAAGCATTTAAATTTAACACCGCAGTTGAAAATATAAATAAAGATGGGTCTGCTATCTATATGACATCAACTCAAGAGATATTCTTAGAAGACATAAATAATTTTCCTCTTAACTCATTCGACACTGCTATTACATCTATATCTCAACCAGTTGTAAGAACTGTAACTCCTCCTTTGTCTAATGAAATTCTTTCACCTACTGAACAAGATAAAGCAAATATAGGATAATGTATAAACCAGTATTTCCATATAAAGGCAATCAACTTATCTTGACTAGTGATAGAGTAACTCTTCATGCTAAGAATGATGCTATCTTTTTATTCGGGAAACAAGCTGTAGGATTATCTTCTACAAATACAATTAATTTAGATGCAGTAAATAAAGTAGTTGTTGCTGCTCCTGTTATAGAGTTGGGAAATAAAGCACAGAATCTTGGTGAACCTGTAGTATTAGGAAATACGTTGAATCAAAAGCTAATAGCTTTATTAGAAGCTTTGGATGCTGTTGCTATACAATTAGCACAGGCTTCAACATCTAAACCAGGGCAAACAGCACAATATATAAGTCAAGCAGGAACATATTTGTCGTCTCAAGTTAATGCATTAAAAGGCCAATTAAAACCAGGCACTTCTGAGATATTATCTAAAAACACTTTTACTAGATAATCATGGCATCTACATTTACATTAAGTCCTGAGTCAGTAAAGAATATCCAAGCTATAAATAAAGTTGGATTAGACAAATTTAACAAAGGTTGGGTTAAGTTTGGTAATGATAAACTCAATATCAATACAACCTCGGCTGTAGGCTTAGAAAAAGCAATCGGAGTTGTTGCTAGATTCATGATGAAAATCCAAGGTAATATTAATCAAATATTATATGGTAAATTTACATCTGGTAAAGAAGACGCTAATTTAATAAGAAGACTATTAGATAAAGGTATTATTAATCTATTAGAAGGCATAGCCTCAGTTGACTTTTGTAACATTCTAAACTATTCCTTAAATAACCTACCAGACGGTAAATTATTTGATCCAAATAATCCTCCTCAATCAACAGATGTTGTAGCTAGAAAAAAATGGGAGCTACAGAAAAAGGCTTTCGATACCCAGCAATTTATTGATCAGTATTATAGAGAGTATGTAGATACAAATAATCCTCAAAGTAGGATTGGCCTTCTTTTATTATTACAGCAGATTAATGCAACTCTGTCAACTGTTATCTCTAATACAAATACTGGATTAAACGATCCTTTAATAAGAGAGAATTTTCCTCAAGTATCTACAGCTAGTAACTTCCTTCAAAATGCTATTGGTGTATTTAATAGATATACTGATCTCAGGCAAGTACCAGTTCAAGAAATACAAAAAATTGTTAGTCTAGTAGATAGTGTAAGACAGTATGCTATTATAATTCAAGGTTTAAACAATCCAAAAAATGCAATAGGATTGATTGATAGTTCATTAAATGGTGCTATCCAAAAAGAATTATCAGATATATCTAGACTTATATTACAACCTCAAAAGGCTGCAACAATATTAAAAAGCATAATTAAAACTGTTAATACAATTAATAATATAGCCCAAAAGGTATTAGGCTTTATTAACACACTCCAGATTATAACAAAAGTGTGCATATTGTTGATTAAAATTTTTAATGTAGTAAGTGCTTTCTTTATAGCCCTACCTATACCTAATATGTCCACTACTATAGGTATAACAAATAAGTTCTCTGATATATTGCAGAATAAAATAAAAGAAACGGGTCAAAAAAAATTAATACTCAGATTAGAACAAATATCGGCTGTCTTAAATTTAACAGCAATAGTTGTTACTAGTTTATATGCTGCCATTCAAAATATCATAGGTAGATTAAAAGTAATACAACTTAATCTAGACAGCTGTCCTAATAAAAATGTAGACCTACTTAATGAAATAAATGAATCAATTAACAATTTAACAAACACGTCTGTTAAGTTAGGTAACTTTTTGAATCAATACAATGATCAGCAAACAAAATCGGAAAGTCAATTTGGAAAATACGCTATCAAAATTGTTACTGAGCAAGTAGTTGATGAAGGAATTAATTTAAGGAGAAGATATGGAATTGCTAGAGACACAAGCGGATATATCGTAGTTCAGTCCACTCCTACATTTGCTTCACTTGATTTGATCATAATAAATGAAGTAAAATCCCTATTAGTATCTAAAGGCCTAGTTTCATCTAATTTATCAAGTCTATCATCAGAAGAACAAGTTACTGTGCTAGAAGCAGCCAAATTCTTAGGAGAGGATGAAATAGGTTTAGATAATATAGAATTAAGCCTATCAGATATAGAAACTATAGATGAACAAGACTCTGAATTAGGTATAAGTACATTTATAAACAACCTTCCTGGTGGCAGGGCCTTAAGAAAAAGGGTTAGGGATAAGATGATAAAGAGTGCCAGCCAGTTAGGAAATAGTTTAAAATCAACAGACCCAGGAGGAAAGTTCTCATCTGGACTGATAAAACAACAAGAGTCTCAAATTAACAAGCTAGAGATACAAAACCTAGAAGACAGTATTGCTGGTTGGAAAAAAGAAGTGGCAGTATCTGCAGCACAAGGAGTTGCTGGCTTAGCTATTTTAAGAGATAGGACCCAAAAAATAAAAGATGCGGAAAAGAAGATCCAGCAGTTAAGACAAGGATAAAATACCCAGTATAAAATATTTATAAGATATGGCACAAATAGATGCACTAAGAAAGTTAATTCGTGAGGAATTAAAAGCCGTCCTTAAAGAGGAGCTTCCTAAAATATTAAAGGAGAATCAAGCCCCTGTAATAAAGGATAGTAAAAAATCATTGCAAGAAGAGGTAAAAGCTAAAATCCCAGGAACATTAAACACCCATGCAAGTAAACCTCAAATAAAGTTCACGTCTAATAATCCTATGGCGGCGTTCTTAAATGATACTGCCAAAAATATGATAAATGAAGACTTCTCCATGACTTCAGCAGATGTTCATCCAGCTATGGCTTTCCAGCCTAGCGAAGTGTCTGTAGGTTCTGTGGAAGGGATGTTAGGGACAGCTAGACCTAGCTCAAATATAAACGCAGTTCAAATTAATGAGGTTCCGGACTTTAGTGCTTTAATGGGTAAACTTAAAGAAAGGGGTGAAATCTAATGGCGTACGGCTTAAAGAAAATATCAGTAGTAGACTTAAAACCGTCAATTGGAGTTGGCGTTAAAATTCCTTTTGAAGCTGAGAACGTATTTTCTACCGTATATACCACCAAGGATCAGACCAAGTATAACTTGATCAACTTCTTATTAACAGACCCAAGAGAAAGGCCATTTAATCCTACTTTTGGAGCAGGCCTTAGAGCAAGGCTATTTGAACCAATAAATCAGGTTACATTTGATGATATCAAAGAATCGATCAGGACTCAGATAGAAGCTAACTTTCCAAATGTACAGATTGTTACTTTAGACATTATAGGAAACCCTGATTATAATTCTATAAATATACAATTCAGTTACCGCCTATTAAGATCAAATGAGAACGACTCTGTAACAATGACTATACAAAACTTCTAAAGATGCCGAATCAAGTAGACATAAAATACCTTAATAAAGACTTTACTTCATTCAAGTCGGACTTGATAGAGTATGCAAAATCATACTATCCCACAGTATATAACGACTTCAATCAGGCTTCACCTGGTAGTATGTTTATTGAAATGGCTTCCTATGTAGGAGACGTTTTATCATTCTATTTAGATAATCAGATTCAAGAAACGTTCTTAGAATACTCTAAGCAAAAAGGCAACTTGTATTCTATGGCTTACATGTTAGGTTATAGACCAAAGGTTACATCTGCTGCAACAGTTGTATTAGATGTATATCAACAAGTTCCTTCTCTAACTATTAGCGGAAGTACTATACCAGATTTTTCATATGCTATGAGTATAGATCAAGGCATGCAAGTTAAATCTAATGTAGATAGTTCAGTATTGTTTTATGTACCACAAAAGGTAGACTTTACAACATCTTCTTCATATGATCCAACTACTGTAGAAGTATATACTATTAATGGATCGAATGTTCCTACATCATACCTCTTAAAAAAGAGCGTTCAAGCATTATCAGGACAGGTTAAAACTCAAACGTTCTCTTTTGGTGCTGCTGAAAGATTTACTACAGTTAATTTACAAGATAACTCTATCATAACAATTCTTGAATCAAAAGATTCTAATGGTAATACATGGTATGAAGTACCATATCTTGCTCAAGATTATATTCTAAAACCTGTACAAAATACCGCTGCTAACTATCCTAGTTTATATCAGTATCAGAATCAAGTACCATACATGATTCAAAAACTAACAGTACCTAGAAGGTTTGTTTCAAGGTTTAAAGTTGATGGATCTTTAGATATAGAATTTGGTGCAGGTATAAATTCTGTAGCTGATACTGCTGTAATACCTAATCCTAATACAGTAAGTGTTGGTTTAACTGGTGGTGGATTGAGTACTTTGTCTAGTTCATTTGATCCTACTAACTTTGTAACTACACAAACTTACGGTCTAGCTCCAAAGAATACATCTATAACATTTCAATATCTTGTAGGTGGTGGTGCAAAAGCAAATGTATTATCAGGTCAACTTACAGAAATAGTTTCATACTCAGTATCTGGTAATACGACATATCAAAATACTATAGTTATAAACAATACAGAACCTGCCGCTGGTGGTGGAGACGGGGAATCTGTTGAGGAGTTAAGGTTTAACATAGCAGCAGAATTTCCAACACAACTTCGTGCCGTTACACAACAAGATTATTTAGCAAGAACTCTTTCTATGCCTGCTCAATATGGTAAAGTGAGTAAAGCGTATATAACAAAAGATGATGCTACTTTTAAGAATTATATGGACCAAGATCCAGGTCAGAGAGATCCTTTATCAATTAGTCTATACATTCTAGGACTAAATAGTCAAGGACAATTAGATGTACCTTCTCCAGCTATACTTCAGAATATACAGACATATCTTAAAGATTATAGAATGTTGACTGATGCTGTCAATATTAAACCTGGATACATTATCAATATAGGTTGTGATTTTGAAATTATCATAAGACCAAACTATACAAGTCAAGATGTTATTGCTAGGTCTATATTAGCTCTTCAAGATTATTTTAATATAGACAACTGGCAGATTAATGAACCTATCATACTAGGAGACATTTATTCAATATTAGATCAAGTAGAAGGTGTTCAAACTGTAAAAAAAGTAAGTATAGTAAATAAAACAGGAGAATCAAATGGCTACTCTAAATATGCTTATGATATCTCAGCAGGAACACTAAATGGTGTGATATATCCTTCACTAGATCCTTCTATATTTGAAATAAAGTATTTAAATCAAGATATTCAAGGTCGTGTAGTAACAATATAAAAGTATAAAAATGGCCGTATATAAAATATTTGCATCTGCTGACGCTTCGTTATATTCTAACCAACCTGCTAGAAACACAGGTTTAGACGAAATATTAGAGGTTAGTGTAAAAAATAGTTCTCAACCTCTTAACTTTTTTGTTGATCCTGTCCCATCTGAACCATTATTACAAGATGATATTAGAAGGTCTGTTATTTTATTTAGTCAAACAGATTTAAATAAAATAAAAACATTTAGAACAGGTTCTTGGCAAACAAATCTAAGACTATACTTAGCAAATGCAGAAAACTTAACTACCACATATAATTTAGAGGTAGCTGCTGTATCCTCTTCTTGGTCAATGGGAACAGGTAAATTAATCGACAACCCGCAAACAAGAAATGGAGTATGTTGGTATAATACAGGATCGTTTATTTCAGCATCTAATAATTGGCCTAATGCAGCTTACTATTTAACTCCTGGTGGAGGTAACTGGTATGGTTCATTTGTAAGCCAGTCTTTTGAATATAATGTGAATAAAGATGTAGATGTTAATGTTACACCTATAGTTAATTCATGGTTTAGTGGGTCTAATAATGCTGGTTTTATAATTAAGCATCCTCAAAGTATAGAGACTAATTCAAATACTTATATCGCTTTAAGCTTCTTCTCAGTAGATACTCATACAATATATCCTCCTACAATTGAAATGAAGTGGGATGATAGCTCTTATTCTACAGGAAGTCTTAGTGTTATTAACAGTTCAAATACTGTAGTAACTTTAGCCAATAATACAAGCGTGTATAAATACGGAACAGACAAATATAAGTTTAGGATAAACGCTAGAGATCAATATCCAACAAGAACATTTACTACTGCATCATTGTATACAGTTAATAAAGCACTTCCACAAACTTCATATTGGGCAGTCCAAGATGCAAAAACAGAAGATATGGTTATAAACTTTGACGATACATATACAAAGATAAGCTGCGATGGTACAAGCAGTTATTTTAACATGTATATGAATGGTTTAGAACCAGAAAGATATTATAAGATACTTATCAAAACAGATTTATCTGATGGTGAGTCTTATGAAATAGATAATAATCTCATTTTTAAAGTAGTTAGATAATGGCGAATATAGATCTTGTTAAAGAGATATATGGTATAAACACATACGCAAAAGCTGTTGATACTCAATTTGAAGAGTTATTACAACCTCAAGTTGTAGAAACGACTTCTACAGTTACTGTCGATCAGTTTTTTCAATATTATCAAGATCTCTTCTTTGAAATACCTGTATCTGGATCTATTAACTCTCATACATATCTTGTTGAACAAAGCCAACAATATATTGGAGGATCAGTTATAGATGCAGAAAAACAAGCACTTATTGAAGAGATTAACTCGCTTCGTCAACAATTGTTAGATTTGAATCAATCGTTTACAGATATTAATAGCTTATTATAATGGAATTAGTTAACATAGTATATTCTGGTGAAGGAAAGCAGCCTGTAGAATTAACGCCTTTAGATAAGTCGTTAGTTACATCTAATTTCATTAACTCTAGTTTTGGTGCTACTGGTGACTATATAGAGTTGTTCATATATGATCAACAAGGACAGTTGTTAACAGCAGATTATGATGCTTTTGACTATTATCCATTTCTATTAAACAATCCAAAGAATAATACATATTCTGCGTTAACTTTAGAGCCAGAAAAAGATCTTCGCAATAGAGGATTTAGTAGAGGTAATTTAACAGTGCAATATAACTTCTACAAAAAGTTATTTAACTCACAATTTGGAACACAGTATTGGATAAAAGAAATCTCACAAACTAGAAGAGAAATCAAGTTGTCGTCCCAAGTATTACCAGACTCAATTATAAGAGATGGTTTTACCCAATATCAAGCTTATATATCCACTAAAAACTACTACCCAATATTCTATCTGAATTTTGGAAATAATATAGTTTTAACTGCTAATAACATTGCATTAACAGAAGACGAAGAGGGTGCATACTTACTCATCAAACTATATGAACCTCTTCCTACAGACTTTGATATTAAAAGTCAATTGTGGATTATAGATAAAGTAGCAGAGTCTGTTAGCTTTGATGTAGACATTCAAGTCCAAGTAGATCCTCAACAAGATCTTAATGGGCTCCGTGGACCAAACTACAACGTTCGTGTTAATACAAAGAATGGACAGACTACACCGTACTATAACTATAATAACTTAATAGCTAGTCCTGTAAGTTCGTCTTTTCAAAAACTATCTAGCTATTATCAAGATAAGTCTGTAGATATAAACGTAGATTATACTAACTTCTCAAACTTCATTCACTTCTCTAACGCTGAAGAAAGAGTTAGAAATTTTGTATATAAATTACAATTGATAGAATCTAGTAGTTATGATTTAGCAACTCAACAAGCTATTATAGGTGGATCTGGAAGTGCTCAAATTGTTTCTTCTACAGTAAGTTCTATCCAACAATCAATAGATAATATCATCAGGAATTTTGATATATATGAATACTATCTATATTTTAATTCATCTAGTTGGGCTTGGCCAAAAAGTACGACTACACAACCGTATGCTTTATATTCTGTATCCTCTTCTCAAGCTAGTAACTTCTTAGGAGGTGTTAATACTCTTCCAACAGCGACTACCCAATCATTGTTATTTAGTGCATCTTATTATGATTTAACTAATAAAGATGCTCTTAGAAATGTAATTCCACAGTATTTACTTGATGATCCAAATAATCAACCTTATGTCACTTTTATTGACATGATTGGCCAACATTTTGATAACATCTGGTTATACTATAAAGATGTATCTAACAGGTATAAAGCAACTAATAATCCAGATACGGGTATATCATTAGACCTCGTTTCTGACGCATTACGCGGCTTTGGTACTCAGTTATATACAAACTCAAACGTATCAGATAACCTCTATTATACATTGTTTGGAATCAATCCAGATGGGTCCTTGCTTCCTCCAACAGGTTCAGAGGTTATTACTAATTATGTTACTTCAAGTTTAACTACTCTCCCTGCTCAAACTATACAAGACGAGATATATAAAAGATTGTATCACAACTTACCGTACTTGTTGAAAACAAAAGGAACAGAAAGAGGTGTTAAGGCATTGATATCTACATATGGTATTCCTGAATCTATTCTAACAGTAAGAGAGTTTGGCGGTAATCCTATAGGATCAGTTGATGGTGTTGCAGATATGAACACATCAGACTACAAAGTATTAATTACAACAGGATCAGGTGGTATTGTAACAGGAAGTTTAGAATTATCTTCATCACTTCTATCACCTTATACAACACTACAATACTATACAAATAATGATAGGATAAATAGCACGAATATTGAAATAGGTTTTTCACCGGCAGATGTTATTAATGCAAACATTACAGCATCACAAGGTTATTTTGATATTAATCAATTAATTGGTGCTCCTGGCTATCAATATTCTGCATCTTACCAACCACTAGTAAGTGCTTCAAATGCTTATTTTGGAACATACACACAATCTAATAGTATTTGGGAATACATAAGGCTTATTAAGTTTTATAATAACTCTCTTTTCAAAATGATTAAAGACTTTGTACCAGCTAGAGCTAATGTCTCTACAGGTATTATAGTTAAATCTCATATGTTAGAGAGGAATAAATACGCAAGAAATGAACCTGTAGTAACATTTAATGATTACTCTCAGTCTATTGATATGTTAACAATAGATGCAGGAGACGGTGGAGCTATATCTGGTTCTACTTATTGGGATGACTTTGTCATTACTCCTTTAGGATTGGCTTCTTATACTAGCTCGCAAAATATGGAGTTGTATAATGGTGAATTAAACGGCTCTGAAATAGTAGTTACTAATGGCGATGCTTTAAACCAAAAAGAAGCATCTAACTTGCCAGGAACAGGTTCAGGTTTTATTGAAGTGAATTTAGGAGCATTATATCAAAATGTAACTTCATCTGTAAGGTCTATTGAATTATTTGATTTGGATTATAATTCTGATCAGTTACTTCCGGTTAACTATGGAATAGTAACTCAGTCTATTAATAATGCGCAAATAGATAATTACGCAACATACACAAACCCTAATAGTCCGTATGCTCAAGTTCAAGATTATAACTACAATTTAGAAAGATCTGTCATACCAAGGTATAGAGGATCACAAACAATTAGTAGTGAGTACAATACAGAAAGCCCAGCAAATATTTCATATGGAGATACTGCTGCTATTGATAAGATAAAATATCAGTATGCGTATCTTGTAGATATATATTCATCTTCTTTATTACTACCTAATAGATCTAATGCCCAAATAAAATATATTATAGATAATAATCAAAATGTGCTTGATCTTACTAAAGCGAATAAAAATATATTTACAGTTCAAAACATATTTAAGTCACAAGAAACTACAAACATATCTTTGTTCAATTATGATGAAGCAAATCCATATACTCAGCAATTAGTAAACAATCCTAACTTACAAATATATGAAGGTGGTTGGAGATATCTCCCTATCTTACATAATATTAGTGGATCGCCATCAACATCTCAAATATATAATTTAGATAATCCAACTTCAATAACAATTGAGGGAACATCAGGTGGTGGCGGTGGTGCACCAATAGATCCTAATGATCCGCATTTAGAAATACTGAACTATTCTATTAATTATTGGAGTATTGAAACACCAGATGGTTTTGGAAATAGTGATTTTTCACTTTTAATGTCGGCTTCTTATATAGGATCTGGCGGAGCAGCTGCATTTAATGTAACTTTAAATGCAAATTCATTCATAAACATAGGATTTGGAGCCTGTTCATTTAGCCCAATTGTAACATCAGGTATTGTTATATCTAGTGGATCAACTACTGGATACGTTGGAATAGGAGAACTAGCTGGCGCACCAAGTACAGGTAATGGATCCGGAGAGAGTATAGCGGGAGGAGCTCATTGGCCTTCTGTATCTTTACCTAGCACATGTACAATAAATATAGGTTCTATTACTGCAGGAGCAAGTGGCGGCGGTGGAGGAGAAAATGTTCCATCATTTACGTATTATACATCGTTTGTAACTAGTTCTCAGGTATGCTTATATTATATTAGTGAATCAAACCAAGTAATATTTAATTCAGACTTAGCATATTACTATTCTAGAGGTCTTACATTCCAATCTACTTCTGACCTTGCTTGGACATCATCTATATTAGATCCTGTTATACTTCCTTTTACGTTAAACGTTGGAGATAAAATATCTTTTTATGATTCTGCTTCAAGACTTGGATGGAATGAAGCCTTTGAATATACTATTAAAAATGTAGTCTTTACAGGATCTGGAGAAACAGGATCTAGGATATATACAGAATTAGATAGGCCTGTAAACCTAGCTCTATTTAATTCAGGCTCAGGAAATGTAGATGCTTTTTCTAATGCTCCTTGGAGAGCGTGTAGATATGTTGTATGGAAACATGTGCCAGATGAAACAAATGTTATGTTAAGATACAATCCTAAAGATCAAAGTATAGTAGAAAACGGGTTACTTTACCCTCAATACATAGATCCTATAGTACGTGATAATTCAGGAAATGTTATAAAAGCTCTAAAACAGCAAAACTTAATACAATAAAAAGTCAAATCGAATATATTTATTTAAAAGCCATTTTTGTATGTCATATTTAAGTAGTACCTCTGTAGTAGTAGATGCCATCCTTACTAAAAAGGGTCGTGAACTCTTAGCTCGTAATAATGGTAGCTTTCAAATCACCCAATTTAGTTTAGCGGATGATGAGATTGATTACACTTTATACAATCCAAACCACCCTTCCGGGTCTGCATTCTATGGTGAAGCAATTGAAGCTATGCCAATTTTACAAGCGTATCCTAATGATACAGAGATTATGAGATATAAGTTGATTACTCTTCCAAGAGGTACAGCTAAAATCCCTGTTCTTGATCTTGGATATACTTCCATCACTTTAAAGCAAGGCGCTTCTTTGGCAATCACTCCACAGACACTCAACTACCTTGGAGCTACTTCAACATTTGAGCAATCTGGTTATACAGCTACAATCGGCGATGTTAGAACTATGTCATCTTTTAACGGTGTAGGTATTAATACACCAGAAGCAACTAGCTTAAATAGCACAACAACTATAGGAACTAATGTAAGTAAGACAGTTATTGGAACTACTATCAATATAACTGCTACTACTGTTAATACTCTGTTTGGCTCTAATACAGCATTGTATACTACATTAGTAGTAACTGGCCGTGACTCTGGTGCTAGAATCTCTATTCCTGTAACAATAACAAAAGTAAACTAATTAATATATGTCATTTACTAGATTAGATCCAACAGATTTTGTAGTATCTTCAGACTCAGTTACAGCGCCAGCGTGGAGTAATAATGTAACAGTACTATCTTCATTTTATACAGCATCTGCTGCAAACACAGGCAGTTATTACATAGATGTTTATAATGCTCCTATAACTACAACTACTGCATCCATACAGTTCTCTATTGCTTATGGAAATTCATTAGGTTCAGGATCAGCACCTATAAACCCGCTTGTTTTACAAAACACTCCTACAAGAATTACTTTTGGTCAATATAGAAATTTAGTATACGGAGATGCAGAATCTGCTGTTAACTTTGGTACTGGAAATACTGCATCTATTGACTTAATCGCCCTCCCTGTAGATAGAAATAGATATAAAGAGACCCTATTCCCAGGAACGTGGAATTTACATTTGTCTGGATCTGGTGGATTGATTAAATTAACCGACAACTCTAATGATGTTACTACAGTAAACTATGTAGATGGAGGTAGAGTTTATTATATAGTATCAGGTTCTAATGGCAGTGCTGCTACGGCTCCTTTGATCTCTGGTGCTGCTCAAAGAGGATTCTCCATATCCGGAAGCTATGGATTGTTTTTACCAGATATTGGACTATTCTTATTAAACCCTCTGGCTCTTAGCATAAATGCTGCAGGTGGAGGTATAGGATTGAGCCTGTCTACTTCTGCAACAGCACAAGCAGCTTCTTTAAACATGACTGGTATTGTAAACACAATAGTTAATGGAAGCTACTTCCAACTAAACTCTCAAGAGACTATCTCTTCTGATTATGTGTTTGTAAGAATTAAAAACCAAGATTATAACTATACAACCAATCCATCATTTATCACTGGTTCAGGAACATTGATTTATTCAAACTTCATCAATAGTCCTCAAACCTTCCCAACTACTGTTGGTTTATATAATGATAATAACGAGTTGTTAGCCGTAGCTAAAATGTCTAAACCTCTTACAAAAGATTTTACTAAGGAAGCTTTAGTTAGAGTTAAATTAGATTGGTAATAAATAATTAATGAGCAGATCATCAAATACACTGAAGACCTCAGATGTAACTTCTGTACCTATACAAGTAAAATATTTTGCTAGTTATAATACAGTAAGTCCAGCTCCATTATGGTCTGATACAGGAATCACATATAAAAGAGGATTAAACAATACATCATCATTTTATAAAATACCTGCAGCAGACACAGCTTCTTTTTTAAATTATAGATCAGCACAACAACTTTATTACTCTAACTATATATCAGGATCTATTCCTACTACTGCATCTTATGCAGATAACTGGCTTCAATCAACTGCCGCATCAGGAACATTTGATGAAGATTATAGATTTTTCCCTACAGCATCAAATGCTTCAATTTGGATTGTAAGCATACCTAGATCTGTTTATGGACAACAGATTGCTAGAAAGAGTTTTTATATGTCTGGCTCTACTGTTGATGGTATAACAGTAAGAGATTGGCAAATTATAGATGATGGTAATGGTAACTTAGTAGAAGTAAATTCTGGTACGGTGGTAAACCAAAAAGTAGGGAATTTATTTTATGCACAAGGAATGGCAGTTATAACTTCTCAAGCTCCTGAGTTTGGTACATTAATGTTTGATAATGCTTATGATACTCGATTAGATTTAACTGCACAGTTAACGATATATCAAAATGAAGTAAGATGTTTAGTTAATGAAAATGATTTTAACTATACGCTGAACCCAAGTGCTATAATATCTGGATCAAATGGCGACTACATAAATGCAATCACAGGTTCAGACTTTGATCCATACTCAACAACTGTAGGTTTGTATAATGATGCAAATGAATTATTAGTGGTAGGAAAACTGTCTAGACCATATAGAATGCCACCTAATACGGACATGGCTTTTATAGTAAGATGGGATAGTTAAAAATAAAGTATGAATAAATGGTTATATTTTGATCCTCTAGGAGTCACTAGAGAGTTTAATTTAATAGAAGATTTTCCTGAAGGTGCTGTAGGCTTTATCTATAAGATAACCAATGTTGCCACGAGCAAATTCTACATAGGTAGAAAGGTTCTTTTTAATAATACCAATAAAGCATTAACCAAGAAAGAGATCGCGGAATGGGACAAACCTGGGCGCGTACCACGCAAGAAGAAGATAGTTAAACAGTCTGATTGGCTATCTTACCATGGAAGTAATAAGCTTTTGAATCTAGAAAGAAAGGAATTAGGTGATGATATATTCACTAGAGAGATCTTACAGTTGTGTTTTTCTAAGAAGCAACTAACCTACTATGAAGTTTATTGGCAGATGCACTATAAAGTTTTACATATAGATTCGTATAACGATAATATTCAAGGTAGGTTTTATAGAAAGGATGTACAATAAAAAAGCCCCAACAATTAAGTTGAGGCTAATTTATGCATGGGTTTTTGCAAGAGTTATTTTGTAGGGAGAACTCCTAGTTTAGCATTAGCTTCTGCCATCGCACCTTCAAGAGCATCTAATCGTAAAGCAATTTTATTAAGAGCGCTTACCCATTCCCTTTGTCCACTTTGACTTGCCATTGCATGAGCACTAGCTAATTCATTTCTAAAGGCTTCTAGATGATCTCCGGCCATTTGCCAGATATCTATATCTTCACTAATACCTTCCATTTCAACTCCGGATGAACTAACTGTTACTTCCTCTTCTATTTCTTGTAAGAGTGGATTGTTTGATGTATAAGACTTAAAATTAAATGACATAGTTAGAATTTTTTACCTTGCATTGCTGCATTAACGTGAGCGTTTATAAACATTTTACATGCGTCTAATATATCTTCTGGTTCGAATCCATCGTCAAGCAAAGATATAATACCTTGCTCAATTTGATCTCCACCAAGATCCATCATCCTAGTATCATCAACTTGTTCTTGATCATTTGCATAGATGTTCTCAGGTTTTTCAAGCTCTTCTAGTTCACTATCAAGAAGTTCAGGATAGTAGTAAGCAATATCTTCTTCTTCCATATCGTAGAACTTGCTTGTAAGATAGGCAAGAATGTCTTTTTTTCTACCAGTAACTTCGAATGTTCCAGGATTACCATTTATTTCTTGTACTTCTATACCGTATTGATCAAATGCGGCTTGTGCAGCTGCATCTTCTTCTGGATCCATGTGATCCCAAGCCATATCAAGTTCGATAGTTACAATATCATTTTCATTTTCTGATACAGGTTGAACTTGGTCAAACTCGTCACCAAACCCGTCTAATTTAGTATCTGCACCTACATAAGGTACTTCATCTACAGGCTTATTGTTTCCAACCTCTTCTTCTTTTAAAGCGTGGAGGTCTACGTATTTACCAAGAAGACCATGAGAACCGAGATAATTCTCTCTTAAATACTTTGCGATATTAAAATCTTTCATGTTGTTAAATATTACTGATAATAAATATTGAATTACTTGATAAATATACTTTTAATACTAATCCACAGGAAAATCAAAGGGCTTACAATTAAAACCGATACTACACCGGCAAACATAGTCACTAAGATAGTTACAAGTAGCAAAGAAAAACATATAGTTGCTATTTGTATTCCTAGTTCCATGTTCCAAGGAATAGTGATAAGACCTATTGCTAATAGTGAAAGTAGTATTAGACAAAAACTTAGAACAAATCTAAATAGTTTGACTACAAGAAAACAGACGAATAAAGATAAGAGAATAACAATTAGATATGACATAATAAATGTTTTGTTTCCGCATAGGGGCCTAAAAATATAGTATTTACAAATATATAATATAATCTATTAACGACTATCAAAATCTTTTGGAGTCACGGTTAACCGCTCACCCATCTCCTTGATAACATTAATGGCATCCTTAGAACTTATCTCGAAGCCTTCACGTTTAGGGTTTACTCTATAACCAAGCCTCTCTAGATGTTCATGAACCGCCCTTTCAAGGACTCGGCTATTAATACACTTGTACTTGAAGACAGAGAACCACGGCGTTATCACGCCTGTTGCAGAGTTGATCTCCTTTATCCTTTGGTTTACACTAGTCGTAGTCATACCGATCTTACAGATCCCGGGCATAGACTTGTTAACCAAAACGTAGACCCACTCAGGCTTCTTTATACTTTGAGTAGGATCTAGTATGCCCTCTCCGTAGTAGGTAATATTTTCCCAGCCTTCCCAACCCTCTTCAGTACAGGGAGTCAACATGTAGGCAACTGCTTTCCTCATTTTATAAGGATCTTCACCTGTTAACTCAATGTAATACTGAGCCTCTTCTAGGGTTATTCTTTTCATACGTTTACTTATTGTTTGTTGAGAAGAATTGACCACTCTCATATATAATAGCCTTGTCACCACCAGTAAAATAGGCTCTAGTAACTTCAATCCCTTTTAGTAAAGATTCTGTAATTACAGTTTCCAAATACTTCTTTGCAGATTTAACATTTACTCCTCTTGTAAAGGATCCATCTGAAAATTCAATGGTAATGAAAGAACCTCCTGGAATAAGAGTTAACGGGTTTACGTCGAATTTTTCTTTTTTCATATTTTTGTATTTATGTGAATTTACTTTTGTAAGCTTTTAATTCCATAGTATCCTATATTGTAACCGATACAAAAGGATAATAATATTTTAGCTAGCACAATTATTATAAACATATATTTACTCTTTCTAGGGAGTTCAATTTTTCCCGGAACTTGGCATGAACGCTTCTATTTCTTTTTTGTATTTCCCGGTTTCCGAATCTATAAGTAGATCGTAATTGGCATGGTGAATTGCTGAATCTAGGCTTGTACCCTGTTCCATAAGCTCAACTACTAGATCAACGAATTCTACCATTAGGCCTGCATCATTTATTTGTTCAAAACAATATAGAGCTTCTGTGAATTGTTCTTTGGTTAAAGACTGAGAAAGGGTTAGAATGTTTAAATATAGAAACATGTAATTATTTTTTAATGTGAATCGTAAGGGTTTTGACTGACTATGTGGTCTCTCCACCATTTATTGAATCTAGACTTTGGGAACTTAGTTGCGATGCCGTCTCCTATGATTAGCAATAGAACCAATACTGTAGCAGAAAAGAAGATCCACATAAGGATGTCGATAATTGTTTGCATGTTATTTCTTTTTATAATAAATACCCGAATACTTACCGTTGTCATTCTTATAGACACCACAAGGACCTTTACCATTTACCATGTAGCCATTCCATTTCTTAACAAAGTTGGTGGCAAAATAACCACGGTCTGGAGAATTACTATCGTACACGTAGTCCTTTCCTTTATTGAGTTTTAGAATATACTTGATCATGTCTGTATAGCGGAAGTCATTTCCGTTTGCTATCATGTGATCAACAAGTTTTTTCTTTATTGTCTCTCTCATTTATTTGCTATATGTTTGGTTATAGTATTCTGTTAACATATCTTCATCGCTGTAGTGATAATAATATTCTGCATTTTCTGGTGTATCATTTCGTCTCATCCAATTGTAGAAATTAATCATTTGTTCTTTCTCATGATCTAGAAACGACATTTCCATTTCGTATTCTAAGTCAAACCCACGTTGCTTTACATATTCAAGTAACATTTGAACTGCTGTCTGTTGTGTCATTTTATTTACGTATTTATATTCTATTAGGATTTGAAAAATTCCCGGGTGTGTGCGACCGGTCAACGGGGGGCCCCCTGCTAGGGCCCTCCTATCTACCACAAT